CCCAGCACGGCGGATTTATCGCTTGGCGAGGTCTGCATTAACTACGCCGACCGCAAAATCTACGGACGCCACCCGCAATCCGGCGCAGTCATCCAACTGACCGCCACCCCCCGCAACGAAATCCCCGCCATCCTCGTCCACGCCGTAGACGGAGCAAACCTCTACATCGGACGCCTTGAGTGGGACGACTACCCCGCCACAGGCCAACCAGACGACTCCACAGCCTGGACAATTTACCGCATCACAACCAACTCCGCAGGCGATGTGCTTTCGGAGCAATCCGCCACCGGCGCGTGGTCATCAAAAGAAACTCTTTCCTACTCATAAAAATGAAAGCTACCAACCCAATCGAAATCGACGGCAAGTCGTTTGACCGTTACTCGCTCAATTTAATTGTCAGCGGAACTTACACGCCAGAAGGCCAGCCAGAAGCTTCTGTAGTCTGCAACCTCGTCCCCACACGCATCGAAGGCGACATGGTTGAAACCGCATCGCAGCACGCAATCAATGTTCGTCTTGGCGCATTAGACCAAGCGGACGAGCAAACACTGACCGCAGTGACAGCGATCCACGCTGCGCTGCAAACATTCATTACAGAGAAAGGACTTTAATCATGGCTAATGTAAGAGCATTTCGATCCGGTAACTGGTCAGACACCAGCGTGGCAACTTCCCCGTGGAGCAACGGCACAGCAGTGTTCGCTCCGACATCGGCTGATGATGTTTGGGCGGCAGGCTTTACCGTGACAATAGACCAAGCTGTCACGGTTTTATCCCTGCGTAACAATGGCTCTGCGAGTCAAACATGGAAAGACGGCGGAACTGCTGCTGCTGCAAATGGCGGTGGTTTTTCTATGCCAGTTGCTTACAACATCACAGCAACAAACTCGGTTCAATGCGGTAACGCTATTTGCCTTACCTACTCGGCTTCTGGTAATGCCACGCTCACCAGCGCAGCTATTGGTAATTCTACAACAAACAACATAAATTGCATAAGTATCACAGGCTCCGGAACCTTAACCATTAGCGCCTCGTCATTATTCGGAAATTCCGGCGGCTTACCATCGTGGGTTGTCAATGTTACTTCTGGAGGATTGATTTTAAATAGTTGCACACTAAACACATCTACAAATAATTTCCAAGGAGGTGTATTAGTTGGTGTCTCTGGAACATTGACAGCAAACAATTGCACCATTTCCGGTGGAACATATCAAGCCAATGGGTTGCAAAACAATGGAGTTTCAACACTAAATAGTTGCACAATCAACGCGCAGGTTTCAAACCAAAATGTATCTGTGGCGAATAACTCCACAGGAACTTTGAACATCAACAACTCAACGATCACAGGCATTGGAGCTTTGGCCAATGCAGGCGGAACGGTCAATGCACTCAACTGCACATTTACCGCATCGGCATCTGGAACTCCGTTCACATCCGCTTCTGGAACAAATATCGTGTCGGGATATTTTTACGACAGCTCAGCGGGATTCCCTGCCATTTATCTCTACAAATGGCGCATGGGAACAGCACCTGCCAATGGTATTTGGAGAGTCGCGTTGAATGGAAGCACGACATTTGTGAACCTCTACACCGCTGACAACAACCTCGGCCAAGCCAATCCGACTGATGTCCGCAGTGGAGTAAGCTACGCCAGCGGCAACCTCACCGGACGCCTCGCCGTCCCCGCTCGCGGATCGGTGGCGCTTTCGGTCAACTACGGCCCGTCGATGCCATTCACGGCCACCCGTAGCGGCACGACCGCTACGGCCACGCTGGCATACAGCTACCCGCTCGTCGTCGGCGACCAAATCACCGTCACCGGCGCAAGCAATTCCGAGTGGAACGACAGCTACACCATCGCCTCGGTGGTGTCTGGAACATCAGTCACATTCGTTGTCCCTGCTACGCATACCGCAAGCGCAGGCACAGGCGCAGTCATGCAGACAACCGGCACCGCCGTCCTCGATCCCGCAGCCGTGGCATCGGCAGTGTGGGGTGCAGCAACACGCACACTCACCAGCGCCAGCGGTCCGACGGCTGTTGAAATCCGGCAGGAGATGGACAGCAACAGCACAAAACTTGCTAACCTTGACGCCACGATCAGCAGCAGGCTTGCCGCTTCGGCCTACAGCGCCAGCAGCGCACCGACAGCCGCTCAAAACGCAGCAGCCGTTTGGAGCCAAGCGACTCGCACGATCACGGGCGGAACGGTGGACACCCTCACCAACGCGCCAACGGTTCCAAGTGCCGCCGCGATTGCTTCTCAGGTTCGCACCGAGCTTTCGGTTGAGCTTGGCCGGGTGGATCAGTCCATCAGTTCGCGCCTTGCGGGATCGGCCTACATCGCTCCAGCGAACAGCGACATCGCCGCAATCAAATCCAAGACCGACGCGCTGCCAGCCTCTCCCGCCGCGACCGGAGACATCCCGACCGAAACGGAAATCGCCGCTGCCGTCTGGAGCAAGCCGACCACGGAATTGACCGTCACCGGCTCCATCGGCGAACGCGCAAAAAATCAAAGCACGGTTTCAACGACCGGCGCTCAACTGGCCGCCGCTCTCTCGTAAGTTTGGTCATAGGTTATCCCGGCGCTGGCTGCAACCAGCGCCGGGTTTTTTGTTTCTGCCCCTCTCTGTGCCTTCGGTGCCTTCGGTGGTCAATCCACCGCGGAACGCCCCGCAGAAGACAGCCCGCCCCGCGATGCCAAAATTCACGCACATGAAGAAGCCAGCCGCACCCGATTTTTACAGCGCACCGATGCGTCGTGTCATGACCATCGGCACGATCAGCGCGGAGTCGCGCACGGTGGAGCTTGCCTTTTCCAGCAACGCCGAGATCGAGCGCTGGCCTGGAATCGCCGAGGTGCTCGATCACTCTCCCGAGGCGTGTGACCTTTCGCGGCTCAACGACCGCGCCAACCTTTTGTTCAACCATGACGCCGACGAAGTGCTCGGAGTCGTCGAGACCGCCCGCATCGATGCAGATGGAATGGGCCGAGCCGTGGTGCGGTTCGGCAAATCCGAATGCGCCGAAGAAGCGTGGCAGGATGTGCAGGACGGAATCCTCACCAAAGTCTCAGTCGGCTACCGCATCCGCGAGGTCAAGTTGACCGAAGAACGCGAAGCCCTCGATGTCTACACCGTCACGCGGTGGGAACCCTACGAGATCAGCCTCGTCACCATCCCAGCCGACCCCTCGGTCGGAGTTGGGCGCAGTCAACCTCAAACCAATCAACAACCCGAAATGAAAAAATATAAATCCCTGTTCATGGATGCCGACAAAGCTGTCGGCGGCGGTGCTCCCGCTCCTTCCACTCCCGAAATCAACATCGAAGCCGAGCGCTCCGCAGCCATCAAAGGCGAGCAGGATCGCGTCCGCTCGATCCTCGAAGCCGGTGACAAATACAAGCTGCCCGAAATCGCTGCCAAGGTCGTCCGCGAAGGCGGCAGCCTCTTGGACTTCCAAGCCGCAGCCCTTGCCGAGAAAGACAAGCGCAGCGCCCAAGTCCGCGAAGCCTCATCGCCCATCGGCCTGAACGAACGCGAAGCATCCAGCTTCTCATTCGTGAAGCTCATCCGCGCCCTCGCCGCTGAACCCACCGACAAGAAAGCCCGCGAAGACGCGCGTTTCGAGTTGGAGGCTTGCGAAGCCGCAGCCGGACAAGTCGCCCACCGGAATGTTAAAGGCACCATGATTCCCGTGGACGTCCTCACCGCAGGCTTTGGCCAGCGTGGCACTAACACCGTATCGCAGAAAGCTGCGACAGGCTACACCGGCACAGGTGGCAACACCGTCCAAACCAGCCTCCTCGCCGCTTCGTTCATCGATGTCCTCCGCAACAAGACGGTCATCATGAACCTCGGCACCGAGCTGGCTGGCCTCGTCGGCAATGTGGACATGCCAAAGCAGACCACATTTGGAAGCGGCTACTGGATCGGTGAAGACGAAGACGCCACGAAATCCGACATCGATTTCGGCCTCGTCTCGCTCCGTCCCCGCACGGTCGCCAATTACGGCGAGATCACCCGCCGCATGCTCATGCAGCCCTCGCTGTCCGTCGAAGCCCTGCTTCGCAACGACCTCGCCAAGGGCCTCGCGCTCACCATCGACACCGCCGCTTTCTACGGCACTGGCCTCAACAACCAGCCTGTCGGCATCAAGTCGGCCTCCGGTGTGCTCTCCAAGAGCTTCGTCGCGGTCCAACCCACCTTTGCGGAATTGGTGGACATGGAAAGCCTCGTTGCCGCGCAGAACACCGATGTGGACAGCATGGCATTCGTTGCCAATCCGTCCTTCCGTGGCAGCGCCAAGACCTCGCTGAAATTCCCATCCGCCTCCACCAATGGCGGCACAATCTGGGAAAACGGCACCGTCAATGGCTACCGCACCGAGATCACCAACCAAATCGTCTCCGGAGACATCTTCTTCGGAAACTTCGCCGATTTCGTCATCGGCCTCTGGGGTGGTCTCGAAATCACCGTGGACCCATACAGCAACAGCACCAAAGGCCGTCTCCGCATCGTTTGCATGCAGGATGTGGATTTCGCTGTCCGCCGCGCCCAGTCGTTCGTTTACGGCAAGAAGCCCTAAGCGATAGCTGAGAACTCAACCCGCCTCCGCCGTGTCAATTCGCGGCGGAGGCTTTTGTTAGGAACCGCAGATTATGGAACCTCAAAAAATCACACTTCTCCAAAGCCTCATGATTGCCGGCGAATCCTGCCCGGTCGGCAGTGATGTCGAAGTCTCGCCATCCTTCGCCCGCGAACTCATCGCCCTTGGCCTCGCCAAGCCATTCGTCGAACCAGCCGCCGAACCTAAGAAGAAAAAATGAGCCTCGACGAAAAGGACGGACGCCCTGCCGTGAAGATGAACCTCGCCGAAGCCATCGCCGCTCTGGCCCTCGTGGCAACCGTCTTCTCTTCACTCAACGGATGGATCGTCCTGCCCGAACAAATGCGCCAAGTCCGAAATGAAAACGAACGCCAAGACATCCGCCTCAGCGCCATCGAGCGCCTCGCCAGCGAGCGCAGCGAAACACTTGCCCGAATCGATGAAAGAACCAAGCGCATCGAAGAAAGCCTCAAAGCTAAATGAAAAGCCTGCTGGCACTCCTGCCGCTCCTGCTCCTGCCCGCCTGCGTCAGCGTCCCGCTGCCGCCAAGCGGCGAAAAAATGGGAAGCCTCGGGCGCGTGGAGGTCGGCATCCGCTACTTCCCGCCAGTCACGATCGACTGGTTCAACCCGCAAATCCCAACACTCAAAGACAAATGAAAGCACTCGATTACATTCTCGACCGCCTCTCCGAAACCTCCACCTGGCGCGGCCTCGTATTCGTCGCATCCGCTGCCGGAATCGTTCTTGATCCCGACAAATTCAATGCCATCGCCGCTGCCGGAATGGCCGTGGCCGGAGCCATCAACATCTTCCGCAAAGAGAAAAAATGAGCCTGCCCCTTTACTGAAATGCTTCACCGACTCCTCGCCATCGCCCAAGCAGAGATCGGCATCCGCGAAGAGGGTGGAAACAATCGCGGCCAGCGGATACGCGACTACCAACGCGCCACCGACCTACCACCCGGCCCGTGGCCTTGGTGCGCCGCTTTTGTTTCGTTTTGCGTGCAGCAATGGCTCATCGAAAACGATATCCCTGAGTGGCTACGCCTCACTCGCTCGCCCGCAGAATGGCAACCTCGCACCGCGCTGGCGTATGGATTCGTGACATGGGCAAAGGCCCGCACCCGCACGACCAGCATCTACACCGATCAAGACCCGGCGCAGCCGGGCGACATCGTGACTTTTGACTTTTCGCATGTCGGAATCGTCCTCGAGGACGATGGGAAGAACCTTGTCACCGTCGAAGGAAACACCAACTTTTCTGGCACACGCGATTCCGAGGCAGGCGATGGAGTCTGGCGCAAAATCCGGCCAAAATCCCTCGCTCGAAACTTCATCCGCATCCACCCCGCACGATGAACTACGGCAACCTTGATGTTTTCTTCTCCGGTCTCGACCACACCGAGATTCTGTTTTCTCTGCCGACCGGAACCAAGATCGTGCGCGGCTATTTCGACAACGCTTTTTTCGACAGCGCCGTTGGCGAGGTAGTCCTCGACAGCACGCAGCCCCGTTTCCAGTGCAAGGAGTCGGATGTCGCAGGAATCCCCCGCGAAACCCCATGCAAAGTGGAGGGGAAAAATTACACGGTGATGGAAATCCAGCCCGACGGCACCGGCCTCGCCACCGTCACCCTCGCGCATGAGTGACATAATTTTCATCAAAGCCAAGGGCCTCGACCGCATCGGGCGCGACATTGGGGCAACGCAAAAGCAGATCGAGCCAGCCATGCGCAGCGCCGTCTCTCGCGTTACTCGCTGGGCAGGCAACGAAGCCGCACGCCGCATCTCCAAAGCGACCAAAGTCACAGGCAAAGTCATCAAAGGCAGGATGCGCGTCGAAGTCATGGGCAAAGATGGCGTCCTCGGGCGCGTGTGGGCAGGCCTGCGCAACATCCCGCTCAAAGCCATGAAGCCACGCCAGACCAAGAGCGGAGTTACAGCAGGCCCTGCCAAAGTCCCCGGCGCATTCATCTCCAAAAAAATCGGTGGCCATGTCTTCAAACGAACCGGCACCAAACGCCTGCCCATCGAAAAGCAAACCTTCCCAATCCTCGAACCCGGCATGGATGCCATGGGCAGTCTGGAAAACGAAATCGGCGAACGCCTTCAACGCGAATTTGAATCCCAACTAAAATGGCAACTGAGCAAATAGACCTCGCCGTTCTCCACACGAAGATTGCCGAGAAGATCAACGCCAAATTCGGCGCGAATGTGAAAACCATTGCCGCCTATTCGCGTTACATGGACAAGATCGAAGTCCCCGCCATCACTTTCGAGTTGGACACCATCGAGCCAAACGCCACCGCAGACATCGGGACGCAGCAACTCCAAGTCGACATCCGTTTTTCCGCTTCGCTCATTTACTCCTACAAGCAGGGGAACAAATTCGCCGTGCGCCTCATGGCCGCAAACTTCGCCTCATTCCTGCAAGGCCAGCGGTTCGGCATGCCCGTCACACCCGCCCGCTTCATTGCCGCAACTCCGGAGGAATTTTCCGCCGAAAACCCGGAATACGAAACATGGCGCGTCGAATGGGAACACACCTGCCTCCTCGGAGAAACGGTCTGGCCCGAAGGCGGACCACTGCCCACCGACATCCGCGCTTCATGGGCGCCCAAGATCGGAGTCCCGCACGAGCCGGACTATGTGCCGATTCAAGACATCCTCACGCCATGAGCAACGCCCGCCTCGGAGAGCTTGAGCGCCGTCTCTCCAACACCATCCGCCCAGGCACGGTCTTAGAAGCGGACTACGCCAAGGCTCGCATCCGGGTGCAAATGGGAGACAACACCTCCGCATGGCTCCCGTGGCTCACCAGCCGCGCCGGGGAAGACCGCACATGGCACGCCCCCGAAGTCGGAGAGCAGGTCATCGTCATGGCCCCCGGCGGCGAACTCTCTGCTGGCTATGTCATGCCCGGAGGAATCTACAAGAACGACTACCCCGCGAACGGCGACAAAGCCGAAATCTCCCGCACTACCTACAAAGACGGGGCCGTCATCGAATACGACCGAGACAATCACGCCCACCTCATCGAACTCCCCGAAGGATCGGCCACCGTCAAAGTCGGAGACGATGCACAGACCGAAATCACGCCAGACAAAATCACGGCCAAGGTGGGATCGGACGCAAAGACCGAAATCACCTCCTCCAAAATCCTCGCCCAAATCGGCAGCGATGCCAAAAGCGAGATCACAGCCAGCAAAATCACCCACACCCTCGGCAGCAGCAGCAAAATCGAAGTCACCAGCGGCAGCGTCAAAATCACAGTCGGCGGAACCACTCTCGAAATCGCCAGCGGCGGCATCACGATCAACGGCAACATTACCCAAACCGGAAACTACGACCAGACCGGCTTGATGAAATCAAACGGCATCACGCTATCGACGCACACGCACGGGGGCGTCATGTCAGGAACGGCACTCACCGCCGTCCCAAATCCATAAACTTCTACTTCTCCTCCGTGCTCTCCGTGTCCTCCGTGGTTTAACCCTTCTGACCTCTCTGCGGGAAGTCCCCGCAGAAGACACCCCCGGCGCCATTTCTAAAATCCTGCGTCATGCGAGGCATGAGCAGCGACACCGGCAAGGCGCTTTCCGGGCTGGACCATTTGAAGCAGTCGATACGGGACATTCTCACGACCCCTCTCGGCTCTCGCGTCATGCTCCGCGACTACGGCTCGCGCCTGTTTGACCTCGTGGACGCGCCGATGAATCGCGGAACCATCGTCGAAATCTATGTCGCCACAATCGAGGCGATCCGCAAATGGGAACCTCGCGTCGAGATCACGCGTGTCATCGCGCAAAACATCTCGCCAGGTAAGATCACAATCGGCCTCGAGGGCGTCTATCTGCCGACAGGAACGCCCCTCACGCTGGATGGGATGGTTGTATGAGCTACACGCCCATCGATCTTTCGAGCCTACCCGCGCCGACGATTGTCGAGAGTCTCGACTACGCCGCGATTTTACAGGAGATGGTGGACGACCTCAAAGCACGCGATCCGGCTTTCACCGCCATCGTGGAGAGCGACCCGGCTTTCAAGGTCATCGAGGTTTGCGCCTACCGCGAAATGCTCATACGGCAACGGGTCAACGATGCTGCCCGTGGCGTGATGCTGGCCTACGCGACAGGCAGCGACCTCGATCAACTCGGCGCGATCTTCGGCACTACGCGCAAAGTCCTCGTGCCAGCAGCCCCGACAGCGATCCCGCCGCGCTTGGCCGTCATGGAGAGCGACACCGATTTCCGCTATCGCGTCACGCTCGCCCTCGAGGGACTCAGCACCGCAGGCCCAGAAGGAAGCTACCTTTACCACACTCTCAAAGTCGCAGGCGTCAAACACGCGACCATCGTCGGCCCGCCGACCGTATCCCCTGGTAATGTCCTCGTGACCGTCCTTGGCCTCACAGGCAACGGAGCGCCATCGGCAACCGTCATTTCCAATGTCACGCAGGCGCTTAACGCCGAATCCGTCCGCCCGCTCACGGATGCCGTGACCGTGCAAGGCGCATCGATCCAAAACTACACGATCACCGCGACGATCTACACTTTCCCCGGCCCCGACTCATCCGTGGTCATGGCAGAAGCGGAATCCAGCGCCCAAGCATTCGCCACGCAGAATCACAAAGTCGGCAACGACATCAATCTTTCCGCCATCTTCGCCTCTCTCCATGTGGACGGGGTTCAAAAAGTCAACCTCGCCGCCCCCATGGCCAACATCGTCTGCGACCACACGCAAGCCCCTTTCTGCACGGCAATCAATCTCACATACGGAGGCTTGAGCCAGTAAAATGAGCCGGTCCATTTACCAATATCTCTCAGACCAAGACGGCCTCTTTTGGTATTACGGCCAAGCGCCAGACGCCGCAGCCGTCACGGATTTAATCTGGAACATCCTCCGGCAGGAATACAACTCCTCTGGGCAGCTTGTTGAAACCCGCATCGCTCTCAACACCTCGTGGGAGCAACGCACCAACGCTGATTACCAAATCCCATCCACCGAGACCGAAGAAATCGCCCCCGACCTCTCGCTGCGCGACCTCCTGCCGTCCAACGCGACAGCGCCAGAGCGATCCCTTTCTCTCGCCACCGCCCGACTCGGCTCAATCGACACCCCCATTCGCTCACTCTGGAATCCCGACACCTGCCCGGAGGCGCTTCTGCCATGGTTAGCCTGGGCGACATCGGTTGACGAATGGGATGCCAACTGGACAACAGCCACCAAGCGAAATGTCATCAAGAACTCTGCCGAGATTCACCGTAAAAAAGGCACCGTCGCCGCTGTCAAAACACTCCTCGACTCATTCGGCATCGCGCTGCAACTCAGCGAGTGGTGGCAGACAACACCAAAAGGAACTCCCCACACTTTCGCAATCGCCCTCGGCTGGCTCCAAACGCCCGCCGAAGTGCAGGACTCGATCAGCAAAGCCGTCGCAGCCGTCAAACCCGTGCGCAGTGCGTTCACTCTCTCAGCCCTCGAATCCTTCGTTGGCAGCGTGAACATCGTCGGCATCTGCCGCCCAGCTACATTCAACCGGCTCGATTGCGCTGCCACTTACTAATTTATGGCCCTTCAATTCATCATCACCGACGCAGGCCGCGCCGCCATTGCCCAAGTGGGCGGGGCCATCGGCCCTGTAACCCTTACAAAGATCGCAATCGGCAGCGCAGGCTACACGCCCACAGCCAGCCGCACAGCCTTGCAAACTGAGATCAAACGCCTCGATCCATCCGGAAGTAGCGTGCCAGTCCCCGGCACGATCCACATGACAGCGCAGGATGATTCAGCAGACTCCTACTCGGTCAAAGAAATCGGCCTCTACACGAACAACGGCGTCCTTTTTGCCATCTACTCGCAGGCAGGCGTGATCCTGACCAAAGGAAGCACGGCATCAGCCCTCTTCGCGCTGGATTTTGTTATGACCAATGTGCCAGCCGGAACGGTTGTCGTTGGAGACGCAGGCTTTTCCTATGCACAGGCAAACGAAAACCGTCTCGGCGTGCTCGCCATCGCCACAACCGCCGAAGCTCAAGCGGGAACGATTGACACCAAGATCATCACACCGCTCAAATTGGCGCAGGTCACAGCCACGGAAACCCGCCGTGGCGTCATCGCGCTGGCTACAACAGCCGAAGCACAGGCACTGGTGCCGGACGACACCAAGGCCATCTCGGTGGCGCGGCTCGTGGACCGCACAGCAACAACTGGGCGTGTGGGAGTGGTCGCGCTTGCCACGAACGCCCAAACTCAAGCTGGCACTGACGCAAGCCGCGCCGTGACCCCTGCTGGCCTAGCCAGCGCAGCAGCTCTTTTTGTTCCTCCCGGCGCAGTTCTGCCTTTTGCCATGGCCGTCACTCCTTCCGGTTGGCTTGCTGCAAATGGAGCAGCGGTTTCAAGGACTACCTACGCCGCCCTTTTTGCTGCCATCGGCACGCTCTACGGAGTCGGTGACGGCAGCACGACCTTCAACCTTCCCGACCTTCGCGGATACTTCGTGCGCGGCCAAGGGACAAATGCAGACGGGACGGCATCAGCAGCGTTTGGAACAAAGCAGGGCGATGATTTTAAAAGCCATTCGCATACAGGCTCTACAAGCATAAATGGCTCACACTCGCATTCTTACTCTGCACCTAACAGTTATCAACAAGACACCACCAATTCACCAGCAAACGGAAAACGGGCAACAAGCAATGCAAATCCAAATACAGGTGCTGCTGGAGACCATTCTCATACTCTAACAATCAACTCAACAGGCGGAACCGAAACCCGCCCTGCAAACATCGCCCTCCTCTATTGCATTAAATTCTAAGGAACGCCCCGCAGAAGACACCGACGATCCATTTCCGCACACTCACATCCGCAACCGCAAACCACTAAATCACCATGCCAGACACTTTCCTTCACGGCGTCGAAGTCCAAGAAATCACAGGCGGACCACGCCCGATCAAAACCGTTTCCTCATCCGTCATCGGCCTTGTCGGCACAGGCACAGCGCACGCGGATTTCCCGCTAAATACGCCCGTCCTCGTCACCTCTCCCACAGGAGTCTCGACGAAACTCGGCGCGACCAGCTACCTCGGAAAAGCCATCGAGGCCATTTACAAACAGACCGGCGCGGTTGTAGTGGTAGTGCGGGTCAGCGCCATGGCTGATGTCGCCGGAAGCGCAAGCCTTCTCACAGGCGTTCACGCTCTCCGCAAAGCACAGGCTGAACTCAATGTAACGCCACGCCTCATCGTTGCCGAGGGAGCTTACGAAACGACCACGATTGAAGATGTGAAAGCCGTCGCCTCCGCTCTCCGTGCTGTTGCCATTGCTGGCCTCGTTTCGAGCGTTGCCGCAATCGACACCGCAACCGAAGCCTCTGCATGGGTCACAGCCAACGGAAGCGACCGCATTTATGGAATCTGGCCAGCCGTGAACGGCGGTGAAGACCCGGCTCCGTATGTCGCAGGCCTCATGGCCCGCATCGACAACGAGCGCGGCTTCTGGTGGTCGCCATCGAACAACGAAATCGCAGGCATCGAGAAGATCGACAAGGCCGTGGATTTCGTCCTCGGTGACACCTCCTCGCTGGCAAATGTGCTGAACCTCGGGAATGTCGCCACATTCATCCGAAACGGCGGATTCCGCCTGTGGGGAAACCAGACCGGCAGCACGGACGCCAAATACCAATTCGTGAATGTTCGCCGCACAGCGGATTTGATTTTCGACTCACTGCAACGCGCCCACCTCTGGGCAGTCGATCGGCTCATCAGCAAGACCTACCTCGAGGATGTCACGGAGTCCGTCAACGCCTACCTCGCCAGCCTCAAAAACCAAGGCGCGATCATCGGCGGCAAATGCTGGGCCGATCCAGACCTCAACACCCCGGCGAACATCCAACTCGGCAAGGTGTATTTTAATTTCGACTTCACACCGCCTTATCCAGCCGAGCACATCACCTTCCGGGGCGAGCTGACCAACGAATATCTCACCGAAATCCTCAACTAAAATCCGACCATGGCAACCGCATCGAAAATCCTCAAAAACTATAATCTCTATGTGGACGGGCGCGGATACGCAGGCGTCTGCGACGAACTGCAACTCCCGACCCTCGGCCTTGTGGTCGAAGATTTCCGCGCCGGTGGCATGGATTCATCCGTGGCCGTCGAGATGGGACAGGAGAAACTGGAAGCCTCTTTTGTGCTCTCAGGCTACGAAGAAAATGTCCTTCTCCTCTGGGGCATCGGGCAAGGCCAGACCGTGCCACTCGTTGCCCGTGGCGCTCTCGAAAGCCTCGATGGAGCAGTGGCTGCCGTTGTCGTTTACATGAACGGCACGATCCGTTCGATGGAACCCGGCGCATGGAAGGCAGGCGAAAAATCGACTATCTCTTTCACGATGGACCTTCGCAGCTACAAATACACGCAGGCTGGAAAGACCATCAACGAGATCGACATCCCGAACATGATTCGCATCGTGAACGGAGTGGACCGCCTCGCGGCACAGCGCAACGCCATCGGCATCTAATCCAGCGCAAAAATGGCGAGCAAAAAATCCACCGTCGAAATCGCCCTCGATTTTCCAATCAAGATCGAAGGCGTGGAGTGCAGCCGCCTCACCCTCCGCAGGCCGAAAGTTGGCGACATGCTGGCGGCTGAAGAGGGAAGCAAAGGGCAAAGCGAACAAGAGACAGAAATTCTCGCCTTTGCAAACCTCTGCATGGTGACGCCTACCGAAATCCGCGACCTCGATCTCGGCGATTACAAGAAGCTTCAGAAAGCGTTCTCAGGTTTTTTAGGCTGACGCGGGAGGACGCCATGCGCGGAACTCTCGCACTGGCCAGCCATACCGGATGGAGCCTCGCAGAGATCAGCGCGATGACCGCAGAGGAGCTTGTGGACTGGTGCGGGAAACTTCCTAAATAAAAAATGGCGACCGAGAAAAAATTTAAAGCAACCATCGAGATCGGCGGGGCCGTTGCTGGCTCGCTGAAATCGTCGTTTGCCGCTGTCACCGGGAACACGAAGATTCTCGGCGCTTCAATGTCGAAGCTCAAATCCCGCATGAAGGAAGTCGGTGCGGCGATGAAAGAATCGGGCGCGGATACCGTCACGCTCGGCAAAGAGCTTGCCGCTCTTCAACGCA